ACTGGGAACTGTGCTGATTTACCTGAGGTTATGGTACGAACAGAATGTAGCTGTTCATTGAAGATGTTATTTCTAGCAAAGGCTGTTAAGACCTCACCAGAGAACACTTTTAGAAACAGAGCATCAAAGTCTGTTCCACTATTGTTTACCAGACCTAGGCGTGAAACTGTGGCGTTAGCCATAATTTAACTCCTTTAGGTTGATTAATAATTTGAGAAACTAACTTCACTACTGTCTGTTCTCTCAAGTGTTATCTGACGCATCAGGCACTATTGATATTAAGATTTTCGTTTTGTTAAGTTTATACAGAACCGCAATTCCACTTGCGTAGTGCAAGGGCTTTACGAGTTAACTTACCATCTTTCTTTAAAGGTCCTTTTACTTTTGACATTCTTGCACAGAAGGATTTTTTTCTGGCTTTCTGTCTAGGTGTAAGACCTGTCTTTTTTGTAACAGGAGCTTGCAAGTTTCCACCTGTCGCTTGGTTATATTTCCTACGACCAGAAGCAGTAAGACCCCCTGTGGGATCTTTATCCTTCTTGGTAAGAGATACTCCCTTCGACATAAAGGAATGATAGGTAGTTATTTAAAATGTAACACGTTTATGCAATCTTTAAACTCTTTCGTCCTTTATTTCTCCTATGTTGATAACTAATTTTTTTTGAACTGGTCTTTTCTCTTTTAAATCTAGCCTTTTCTTTAGCACTCATTTCACTTGTAGTCTTTGGTGTTTTACTACTAATTCTCTTTGAAGGTCTACAGGCAGGGTAGCCACGACTTTCACCCTTCTGTCTTCCACAAGGTTTACCTGTTTTAACGTCTACCCAATTCTCTTTGAACCATCTTGTAAGACTCATTTCCCTACTTGTTTTTGTGCAGCAGTATGTGCAGCTTTAAATGATTTACCTTCACGCATAAGCTTTTTCATTAGGTTCATGTGTTTGGTTGTGTGATGAACAGAATGTGCTTTCAGCTTTTTCATCTGGCTAAGATTAAGCTTTGCCATTTTTCTTTTTTTTTGACTTACGAAGGATCATAAGATCTTCTCTTGTGATTTTATCTCTAGGTTCTGCAACTCTAGCGATCTTCATTTGTTTTTTAGAATAAGGCATGATTAAGTTTTACGATAACCTCCACCACGTTTTTTATAAGTTCTAACCAACCAGGCATTTGCATAAGCAGAAGGATAGACTCTAAACTTCTTCTTTGCTTCTGCCTTCACTCTTGCATAAAGAGTTGGATTGGTTGGTTTGTTAGCCATAATTAACGCTTGGTGTTAAATACATCACTACCACCTAAACGTCTTTGAACATCTTCGGTGTATGTAACATCTTTACCATAGCGTGGATCAGACATGGCAGTAACTACTTCATTTGTAGATCTGAATGGTGTAGGTCCACTTGATGAAGCACGACCTGATACTAAGTTTGGTTCAACACCCATAGCGTTATTGTATTGAGAATAAAGACCTTGCACTGCCAGTTTAATAGCAGGTGCATCTGCTGTCTCGGTCAAGTCATTAAAAGCCTTAACATCTTCAGCAGGCAGATTATCCAAAGCCCATGACACCATCTTACCGTAGGTTTCATCTCCACCGATAGAATCTTTAATTCCCTGTATCTGAGCAGAAGCAATATCCTGTCCTGTTGCACCAGAAACACCTCTCAATCCGTCAAGGTAGGTATCTATAACTTGTTTAGAGAAACCTGCTTCTCCTAACTTTGCATAATCATCATCTGATATTTCATTATTATCTTGAAAGCGTTTAGAGATTTCCTGTGGGTCAATACCAACTTCTTCTAATACTGAAGCAAGACCATCACCATAAAACTCTTCTGCATTAAATTCTGCATCGGTAGTTTCTGTTTCTTCTTCTGTTGTTTGTGGTTGATCTTCTTCTGTTACCTGTCCTAGCTTACCTTCTAGTTCTTTATAGCTGGCAGCAAGATCTTCTACTGATTTAAACTTGCCAAGTATAAGACCGTTTTCATCAGTTTCATTTTTTGCAAGAGTTTCTAAATCTTGTTGAGACATTGGTGGTGTCTCTGTGACATTTACCTGGGATGAAGTCATAAAATTTGTTTAGTTATAAGTCATTGTACGACCATTTTTAGTTTCGACCACTTTAGGTTCGTAAGGAGCAGGTTCATCGTTTATACCTAACTTACTGACAACAGCCTTTGCTGGTTCAATTTCTGGTGTTTTTGTTTCTGTATCAGGCTTCTTGGTTGGCATTGATTTCCTCCGAAGTTAATTGAGCATTAGCATTTTTCTGTGGATCAAGTAGTGGTGATCCAAGAGCAGCAGGTCCGAGACTTTGGATAAGTTGCTGCTGTTGCATAGCCTGCATCTCAGCCTGTATCTCTTCCTGTGTCTTCACTAGGTTAGCAGTATCTATTCCAATTGAATTGGCTAGTCGTTTTATGGCTTCATCTACATTCATGTACTGACGCATAATATCTGGACCTAAAGCCTGACTTACTGTGCCAATAAATTCAACAAGCTTATTACGATCATTACCTCTACCAAGTCCCTGAACACCAGTAACGATCTTAGGTTTCACTAATTTTTCTGGTAGTTTTGGTGCTTTACCTGACCGGACAAGCATGTGCATCCTACGTTTAAGATAGGGTAGTTGAAATTCCTGTGTAAGGATGCTGTAGATACCACCAAGGCTGTTTTCTAATTCATTAGCCATCATGGTAACTTCTGCTGCTGTCACTCTTTCTGCATCTCTTTGTACAGACCTTGCCATGAGAAAAGCATATTCAAGTCTACCTGTAATAGTTTGCATAACAGTTTGAGAAACACTGAAGTCAGCAGCCTTGCCTACCTGCATGACAGATATGTCGGCAGCAGATCCTTCTCTTATTGCACCATTAGGAGCTTTGGCTAAAGTAGCTGCTCTGGTTACACCGTTAGGGTTTACAAGAAATAAAGTCTTAGCAGAAGCTGCTGCACCTTCTATAATTGCTTGCATCAAAGCTTCTAAACTGATCAAGTCTCCTCTGTATTCTTCTACATATCCCCTGCCATAATCTTCACCATCTATTCTTACAAATCTCAAAGTAATCCAAGGTGAGACATCTACTTTTGATCTACCATCAGTACCTGGTATCTTTTCTCCTTTACATTCTTGATACCACATAAAGTCATCATTTACTCTTCTGACGAATGTATATATATCAAGGTCAGCATCCATCATCTTTTCATCATAGTTTTCCTTTTTTTTAATCTGTTCCAAGAAGTCTGATGGAAGTGCTTTGGGGTTTACTGATTCCTGTGTGATGATTTCCAATACATTACCTACAGCATCACGCTTACATACAAACTTTGATAGTGGATATACTTTCAGTCCGTCATCTGTAAGATAAAGCAGCACATTACCACCAACGATCAGATGCTTCAGTGCTTCAAACATTGCAACTCTATCGTTAGAAATTTCTATCTCATTCATCAAAGCTGTTTCAATTGTGCGTAAACCTTTATCTATTTCTGTCTCTAGTCCTTCCTGTCCTTGCTTCAACAGTTCAAGACTATCAATACTAAGTTTGAAGAAAGCAGTAGATGGTGGTAGTAAAGCAAACAATAGTTTTGATGCAAGACTGTTTACGCCTCTAGCACCTACAGCTTGAAAGGGAGTTTTTATTTTTGCTCTTGTACCTGTTGTACTTTCAGGTATCAAACTAGGTATGGTTAGTTTTGATGATTCCTTTGCTTCTCTATCAAAGGT